AAGCGAATAAAATACGAAAAGCGAAATATTATCAAGCAAATAAAGAAAAAAATAAAAAATAAATTATTTCTTCTTCTTTTTATCTTTTTTCAAAAAGAAAATTTCATTTAAAGTCTTTTTTTTCTTCTTTTTCGGTTTTATCATTTCTGAAATTAGTTTTTGAACCTGCTCCATTATTATTAATAGAGATATTATTTTCTTTAATACAGTCTAAACGGCACTTCCAGAGCATTTTGATTTTACATTTTAGGCGTTTCCACGCTCCCTTCGCCATACTATACTATGTATCTATTTTAATATATGCTTCTTGAAGTTCTATTGAATGACCCATATTCTCCGCCAACGCTTTGTTATTATGTATCTTATCTAATTCAACATTTTCTGAAATAAAAATATGACGAAGAAGATTAAGAGTTATTTTCTTGCCTGACGGTTGAAACACAATTGGAATATATTTCCCTAAAGAGTTTGCACTCATAGCGCCACCTTTATTATTCAACAAAAAATCATCACTTTTATTATATCTCAACCAATTGTTAATTAATGTATTTAGTTTAGTCGGTACTTTCTTTTCTAAAGTTCCATACGTTCCGGAAGTCTTATAATTTTGAAACACGAAATATTTTGTTCTTGAAGAGACAAATAATAAATAATTAATGTTTGGTTTTATTTCACTACGGTTTTTAATTATTTTCATATTAGCATATTCCAACCGACGAGGACCATCGTTTTTGTTAAAGATTAAATATAATCCAGCAACTAATGCTTTTTGCAATAATTGTAAATTAGGATTTGGTTGAAGTTCTTTTTTATTTAATTTTAATTTTCTTATTTGTCTCATATATTCTTTTAGAACAGAGTTTAGTTCCTTGACTGTTGTCCAGTTCGTTTCTTCTTTCATAGTTTTAGCGTGTGTTTCCAAATATGATTCATAGTCTGAATTGAGTGAAGCTAATTCCTTTCGGTATTCTTCCCTCAATTTTAAATATTTGTCGCCCTCCATCGCAGATAAAACAACCATGATAGAGGTAATCATATTACGCTTTGTTGATAATTTCATATCCTTTATTTTTCCATTTATTTGTTCTACATTTTCCATAAACTTTATACTTTTAGGCATCTCTCCGCCATTCAATCTTTTAATATTTAAAAGATACGTTCTTATCGTAGAATCTCTTAAAGTTTCCCGACTATCTTTTATTAATTTGTGTAAATCCATATATATATTAATGACACATTATATTTATATTAATTATTGCGTTAAAGTGTTTATAAAAATATCTTGAATACTTATAAAATGGATAACTTTAAAAATGCCTTAATATATAAAATTTGCTATAAAGACGATTCAATCGAAGAACATTATATTGGATCTACTTGTAATCTAACTCGGCGAAGCTACGAGCATCATAACAACTGCGTGAACGATAATAACAAAGAACATAATTCCCCCGTGTATATGTTTATTCGTGCAAATGGTGGCTGGGATAATTGGCGAATTGAAAAGTTGGCTGACGTACACTGTGATAATAAACATGATTTAAAATTAATTGAAAAACAATATATTAAAAATGGAAAAAAGTTATTGAATAAAAATGTTCCGTTGAGAAAATGGGCTGAATATTATCAAGATAATAAGGTCAGGATTTTAGCACAAAAGAAACAATATGTTGAGGATAACCGAGATATGTTAAATGAAAAGAGAAGAAAGAACTATAAAGGGGATAGTTCTTCAAGTAAACAATATTATGAAAAAAATAAAGAGAAAATATTAGCAAAACATCGGATAAGATATTGGAATGAAAAAATGATTGAATCTGCAAATATCATTATGGAAGCGGAAGAACTGCTTCAAATTTTGAATCAAGGTACATTGTCTCCGCCGGATTCGTTAGATTAACTACCATAAAGCTATTCTTCTCTTTCGTTACTTCACGAAACATATTAATATAATCTTGTTTCTTTGGTAAAAAATTAAAATCATCTGCCTGTAATTCTACTTCCTTCTGTGTTGTTGAAAATAGAATTGCTCCTGTTACGTTCGTCCTTACGGCTGTTGAAACAAGTGAGAATTTTTGTGTCGTAAATATCGAGCTGATATTGACGTGTCTACCGTTTAAAAGTATTTTAGAAATGATACCTGCTGTTTTGTTTTTTAGATCCCCTGAATAGGCTACGTCATCAAACACCATACATATCGGTTCAGGTTTTTTACCATCTGCGACACGTTCTTCAAAGTCCTCCTCCAACATTTCATATAATACTTCAAGCTTGTCTTCGTCGTATGCAAACATATTTCCTTCAGGAATATCTTTTACTTCTGCTAAAATTTTCAGTTTATTGTCAAGACGATTATTTGATATTACATAAATATTATCTCCCTTAAAGTGCTTCATGTAAAATTCATTTCTCAAAAGTAAATTCAAAACGACTGTCGTTTTTCCGCTTCTTTGGCTGGGGCCGTTTATCAACAACCTCATCGGTAAGTCGAAGACCCTATCCATTTTAGTGTAATAACTATCCGATTTATCACGTACACGTAGTATCTTGAAATCTTTTTTAGTCATATATATACTCGTTTAGAATATAAAATAAATAGATACAACTAATATAAATGACTATTAAAATACTTAATGATGTTGATATTGAAAGCGAGGTGTTGGAATGCGATGAACGTGAATTAACAACAGAGCAGATGCTGATTGATATGAGTAATCAAATGAAAGAAAAATTCAACGAAAATGAAATAAATATGAATTCTATAAAAAGGAAATGTATTCTTTTTAGACAGGAGATATTAACAATAGCAGGATTGGTTGACGTGTTAGATGATTTAGTCCACCAGTTCGATCATCACATGCCGGGCGAAATATCTATCCTGATGTCTTTATTGCAAGGAAGATTACAAGACTTTATCAATGCAAAAATCATTACTGATACAAGTCTAAATATTGATGAGGATTCAGACGATGACTTACCGGTAATTGACATTACGATAGATGTATCGGAAAATATATAAAATAATTACATATTTTCAATTAAATGTTTTGTATAATTTTGTATGAATTCTTTTTTTGTCTCTTACTTCTCCTTCGGGTTATTATATTTAAATTAAGAACTCTTATTACTTATAGTAATATTTATTTTTATTGTTGAGAAAAGAGATTATATAGAATATATAATAGAAGAAAAGAGAAAATGCCGAAATGCTGAAAAATGGTACGGATTTGACAAACTTCGTACAAGAAATGAAATAAAAAGTTTGTATAAAACTTACACGTTTTCAGCATTTCGGCATTTCATCATAGTCAATTATTTTGTTTTATGGTTGATAAGGATTTGAACCTTTTTACGGTCACTTGTAAAGAAGTTTCGTAAATGAATATTGTTTTTAATATTTTCAACAAAGGTCATCTTGTTCCATTTTCGTTTTTCCCTATGGTCAAAGTTTCTGTAAAATTCACTCATTTTGAAATTATCATAAATATCTTTTATTTTAATTGTTTCTTTTTTATTGTCAGTTTGTTCATAATTTTCAAAAAACCATTCCATTAAATTATCACTACTCATCAAGAAATGTTTTGTTCTATCCTTAACAATATTTGGTTCATACACTTCCATGTATTCAAGATCCATCAATATTTTAAACAACGCACTTCTGTGAGTTTTTGCAAGTGTATCATCTTTCAGGCTTGGATCAACTCTGTGATAATTTTCATCATTTGCTATTCTATCCTCATCTGTTCCAAATTCTTGAGTAAAAGGGACATCAACCAATCTTGACAAAATAGCATTATCTTTTCTACCAGTAATATCGGGTCGACTATTACATTCCATAATCAACATTAGCATATTAATAAATTCCCTTTCTTCTTGATAAAGTTGTCTAGTAGAAAATGTTGGATTACCAGTTAGTTCTTTCATAATTCCTGATTGTATTTTTTCATCGTCTTCGGGTTCTGATATAATAGCACATCGCCTGAACTCAAGATTCGCAAGAGCAGGATTAGCACCACCTCTCGCTTTCTGTGTTATTAATGTTTTGTCCGCATCTGTACAATATTTACCAGCAAGAGATTTGAAAAATGATAAAATCAATCCTTTACCATTCCGTCCTGAACCATTAAATAAAATAAATTTCTCAATTAACTTTCCTATTAATCCGCATTTCAATACAGATAAAACACATTTTCTCAATTCTTCATTAGGCATGATTTGTTTTATTAAATTATTCATAAAATCTATTTGTTCCTGTTTCGGTTCAATATAATCATAACCTGTATTTGTTGTAATAAAATCGTATTTCTGCACTTCAACTATTTGTCGTGTTTCCAAATCAAACGAACAATTTTTGAAACAAAAATAATTTGGTTTTAATTTATTCATAGGATATTCTTTTTCTTCAACCATAC